TGACATTAAGCGTCAGCACGCCTGTGCCAGAATTGTAAGAAACAACATCACCAATGAAATAAGCGGATGTTGAGTTGGCAACAATTGTAGATTGTTGAATCGAATACTGTAAACCAGTTCCAATAGTAACTGTTTGTGTGCCGCTTACTGGCAGGGTGATAGATGAGGTAGAAGAAGTTTGATACTTGTCACCAATTGGACCAGTTGGACCTGTAGAACCAGTTGGCCCTGTATTGCCCTGTGCGCCTGTAGAACCAGTGTTACCTGTTAGTCCAGTAGGTCCTGTTGGACCTGTTTGCCCTTGCGGACCAGTATTGCCAGTAGCGCCAGTAGGACCAGTGTTGCCAGTGCTGCCCGTATTACCCGTCGCACCAGTTACTCCAGTTGATCCTGTGGATCCAGTAGCCCCTGTGCCGCCAGTAATACCTGTTGGGCCAGTAGTACCTGTGGATCCTGTCGTTCCTGTGGAGCCTGTAGGTCCTGTGTTTCCTTGGCTTCCTGTATTACCCGTAGCGCCTGTTGAGCCTGTGGCTCCTGTAATGCTTGGTCCAGTTGCTCCTGTTGCACCAGATGCTCCTTGTATACCTTGTGGGCCGACTGGTCCAAGTTCAATAACTTGTACTTCGTCAACCGCAATATTGTAAATATTAGTTGTGGTTGGGATAAGAACCGTTGAGATGCTATTGACTGTACTAGCCATTATTGCACCACGCTTGCTGTTACTATAAATGCGCCAGCAAGAATTTGGTATACATTCCCTGCAGTATCTGAATAGTTAATCGCATAGGTGTAATTGCCAGCAGGCAATTCCTCTGGAGCAGTCTGCGTAGATGTAAGGGTAAAAGTTACTTGGCCAAGGCCAGGGCTGATAACAGCCTTGCCATTGGCTGTAGATAATTCTACAATAAGATTGTTGCTCACATCGCGTACCTGCATATCTGCAGAATAGCCTGTGAGGTTAACAGCAAGATTATTGATGTTCCAGATAGGAGCAAGTGTAAAGGTTGTACCGTTTATAACGGTAATGTTATATCTGCCTGGTGTCACTTTATCTCCTATGGGATTGTAGTTATGCTTGCGCCATAACCACCATTGACAAGAATGTTGTATTCGACTGGGCTAATGACATATTCATGTCCGCCTAAATAGCAGTAGTCTGCTGCTTGCGTTTCATCCACGCCTGGCGTACGTTCGCTAACAATTGCTGTGCCATAGACCAAGATTGTATTAGCGCGATTGATTCTATAACGCCAGAACAATCTGCTAAAACCCGCAGGTCCTTCTTGAACCGTTGGCGGTTTAAAAATGTAAGTCATGGCTACCTTTCAGAAGGGCGTTGCCGCCTAGCCCCACGTGCGGGGCTAGGACAACAACTACTCAATTATGAGTTGTGGATTGAAGAAGTTGATTCAAGACGAACAAGAGCCGCATCACGGTAACGGTTCCATCCGAGTACGCCGTACCATCCGATTGGACGGAAACGCATCAACTTATCAACAATTGGTCCGAAGATAACGTGTGGCTCTTCGGCAACTGCTTCTGCAAGTGCTTGCTTACCAGCAACGAGTGTACGGAATACACGTACGCCACCTGTAGCGTTGACATATGAAGAAGTACCAAAAGTACCTGAAGAAGATCCAGAACCTGTACCGTCAGCAGCGTTGAACAAACGTGGAGACTCAACAAACATTGCGCCTTCGTATGTTCCGATTGTGCCTGGCCAGAATTCTGAAGCACCGTTCTCAGAATACTTATGGTCATCACGCCATCCGCCTGCGCCAGTTTCGGAGCGAAGGTCGTATGAAACTTCTGGGTGGATACCACACCAGTAGTATTCTCCCTGACGTGGGACAGCCTTGTTAGCACGCAACTTAGCAACAGCGGTACGAACCATTGCTGCTGAGATTACGTCTGTGCCAAGGATTGACTTCTGTGTTGTACCGTTGGTGTATGTACCAGCGTATGTTGAAACGATTGAACCGTTGACCTTAGCAATTGCGTTTGGTCCACCAACAAGAACGTTAAGAACTGTTGTGTCAAGTGAGTCAGCCATGTTAAAGGCGATGATGTCTGCAATTGCAGGATCAACGTCTGAGAGTGAGAACAACTCCAACTTACGTGTAGCAAGTGAAGCGTTACCGTACTCGTTCAGAGCAACGGTAACAGGTGTTGTGTTACCAAGGGCAACAGCATCTGGATCAACGTCTTCTGAGAGTGGGCTTGTAACCTGTGATAGATCTGTGTAGATCTGGAATACAACTGAAGAACCAGGCATAGCCTGTTGTACTGGGCGCTTATCTGCGACATCGCGAATAAGAGGAACAGCACGGAGAGCAAATTCGACATAACGGTCATAGGCTGTTTGTACGAGTGATGTACCAAGGGAGCCAGACGAGGTGTCTGTATATGCGTTACTCATTGTGTCACCTTCTTTCTATAAGGTTTGTGCTTTGGATGGGTTAATTACTACCGACGACGCTGGCTGATCTGCCCAGTGATGGCATTCAGTTCGTCAATTGACTTTGCACCATTGACTTTGGCCATAAGGTCCGCGTCACGTGTTGGTGCTGATGCATTTTGAGTAGCCGCGTTGATGCGTTGATACGCTGCGCGGTTTGCTGCCTCTGCTTCGTCAGTAGGAGCAGATGTTGCATCTGCTTTCTGAAGACCGAATACATCGGCATTTTCAGAGAGCCATGCATCAATCTGTTCTGGCGTACTAACTTCGCCAGGTATAAACTTGGCTACCTTGTCAGGTACGCCTTTCGATGCCAATACATCTTTGACACTTCGATTACGAAGGTCTGACTGAATTTGCGCAAGTTGATCTGCCAAATCCTTCTTATCTTTTTCTGCTCGCTTTAACGCTTTACGCAGGTTCGCTGGTCCTGAATCATTGGTGACTGAGTCATCAATGTCTAGATCATCGGTGTCATCTTCATATTGGTTTGCCATTTAGGCACTCCCTTTCGTTGTCGGATTGCGTAAGCCTCAACATTTCCCAGGGGAAGGAGTGTTGGCTCTTACTCCCAGTCTAAATACGCATCACGGCGCTGGTGGACCGTGACGGATGCTAGTTAGAGTTGTCCAGCGGATCCTGTTACGCCAAGGCTTTGAGCCTGGGTGGATGCGCCAGAAGAACCGCCAAAGGCGTTTTCCTCAGCAGTTGATAGTGCAGTACGGGTTGCCGCTGCTTGTGCAGCGTTAGGTCCGCCAAAGGCTTCTTGCAAAGCCTGTGCTTGGTTGTAGTTTCCGTAAACGCCACCGTAGATATTGGACAATGTTCCAACTTGTTGTGACGCTACGCCTGCTTGACCAAAACCCTGTGTTTGCTGAGCATAGGTAAGTGAACCTGCACCCATTGAGTTGGCTACCTGTGTAACGCCTGCAAGGTTTGCTGTATTGCCAGCGGCTGCGGCAGCAGCGGCTGTGGTACCTTGATTGGTAATGGCGTTAAGAATTGGTTGAGCCTTTGTAGGATCCATGATTGCAGCAGTTACGCCGCCAAGATCAATGCCGTAATATGTTTGTAGAGCAGCAAGAGTGGCTGGATTTTGTGTAGCAGCAACGTTCTTATAAGCAGTTACAATATCGTTAACTTCTGCCGCTGATTTATCATTAGCGATGAAATTGTTAAAATCATCAACTGAATCATAAAAGCCAGCGGGTAAGCCTTGTTGCTTCATGACATCTGTCATCTGATTACGGGTATTGAGAATCTGCGCTTCGCTTAGTTGTGAGTAACCATTTTGCGTACGTTGTGCGTTAACATTACCAAAATCTTGAATATATGTTGGTGTTGTTTGAAGGTACTGGTACCAACCAGCCTCTGTTGTAGGAGCATCTGGTGATGACACCATGCCGATCAAAGGCGTTACCAAACTGCTTAGTCCAGCATTAGCAAACATTTGTTCGAATTGATCAAATGCGCTTTGGGCTGCAGTTTCACCTGTTGGCGTAGTTTGAGCAGCGACATAAGCAGGAATACCATTTGGAGCAAGTGTATTTTCTATATTGCTTGCTGTTGTGTCGCCAGTTTCAACATCATTGCTTAAAGTGTCAAGGCTTGGCAGAGACGCTAGATCTGCTGCAATTTGTGCTGCAGTCTCGTCAGATGCAGATGCATTGATTGTTGCAGGCGTTGCTGGTGCTGCTGCGGCAGCGGCTTCCTGAGTAGCCTCTGTGGGAGTAGTATTGTAACCAGTTGCTGGTGCGCTTGTTACTGGTGAACCGCCTTCAACATA